CAGTGGGTTCTCACGCACAAAGCCTTGGAAGATGTAACTGCGTTTCTTCCAGTATTTGCGACCCATTTCTTCAAGGCTCTTGTCCTTGAACCAGGTGCGTACTTCTGCCAAGATTGGGCATGCTTCGTTCCACATTTCCACACAAGGTACTTGTACGTATACCTGTTTGGATTCCATTTCGCCTTTGATGCCAGCAAAAGGCAGTCGAATCATTTGTCGTTCTTGCCAGAAAAATGTGTTTTTGGGATTCGCGTCGGGAAGGAATCGCAGTGTTGCACTTTGCCCTTCTTCCATGTTCCAGTGTGGATAGATCGAATTGTCTCCACCTGTTTGGCCACCGCCTTTGTTGCTTTCTGCTGCCTGTAGTCTTGCTCTGATTTCTGCTAATGATGCCATAGTTTTTCTCCTTTAAGTTGCCTATGTATGTTGCCTATCTAATGTTTAGATCTTTTGTTGCCTGTGCCACAAAAGAAAAAGCGCAAACACTGTAGTAGTATATGCGCTTTTGTCTACTGTGTCAAATGTATTTATGTCATCTGAGCAAAGCCAATGATTTTATTCTTGCCAGAAGTGCATCGCCCTCTTGTATATTGGTTTCTTTGCCTTCATAATATGATCCGGTCATTGATGAATTGCTGTTGATTGGGTCGTCTATGCCTTCATCCATGGATAGATCAACACGAGCCACTGGTGGATGCGAAGCACTGTCACCTGGTTCAAGTTGAGACAATGCGCTGCTTCTACGTGGCTGCATTGGATTGATTAGTTTGCTTGCTGCTGGGATATCATTGATCAGGTTGCCAACTCCACGGATTTCGATAGGTGGAAAATCATCTTGATCTTCGCCCATGCTGTAAGGCATGCCCACTGCACCACCATCTTCGTACATGCTGCCACATTCGGCCAAGCCGTGTTCAGGACAGTAGGCACCTTCGGCGGTCATGTTGCAAGATCCTTCGTTTACAGCAGTGATGATTGGGGATATAAGATTTTCGTTCATACCCAAATCATCGGCAAGACGATCACTGACCCAGTTAAACGGATCGCCTGTGCGTCCCTTGGCCACACCATAGGGCATAGCACCATGTTGCATGTAGTAATCAAACAGTGCATCGTACAAGTCTGAATCTAATTCATGACCTTGCTTAAATTGTTCTACTTCGTGTCTAAAACGGTCCAACAAATGATCCCAGGTATTGCCAGTGTCGTCGCGGAGTACAGCTTCTTTTAAGGGCACACCAGCGTGTTCCAGCATGCGAGCCAGTTCGGCGTCCTCTAATTTCAGCATATTGAGTCTCCAGTCATCTCCTGGTTTTCTACCGCCAAGTCCACTGCCACCTCGCATGGCACTGCCACCAGGTGTGTTCATCGGAATCCGTCCAACTTTTGTATCACTAACTGCCGGTACAACTTTTGAAGCAAGACGTCCGTCACCGGGGGTCACAATTTCTTTTCCACTTTGTTTGAAACTGGGATTCTTATCATAGTAATCTTGATGTGACTTGTTTAACTTTGAAGTGTCTAAATCAGGTTGTCCATATCGACGATTCAAACTATCTTTGTATTCGTCATTGCTGAGTTTGCCTGGATTTTTCATAGATACTTCATCTTCTTTTACTTCGGGTGCAGTGTCTTGATCAACATCAGCAGGTTCTGCCGCAGTGCTTTGAGGAGTTTGAATGCCCAATTCGGCCAGTCTACGTTGCACATCTGAATCATCCCATATATTGGCACGGCCTTGTGATCTATCAGCTAAGTCATTGAGGATGTCAAACAGTTCGTCATCGCCCACAATGTCATACAACTGTTCGGTGGCATTGGTAGCATCTGGACCAACTATGAGTTCGCCGCTCATGAGTTGATTGAGTTTTTCCTGTTGTTCAGGAGTTTCTGGCAGTGCCCATGTGCCTTCACTTAACTGGTTGACCCAGTTTTCAAAAATTTGTGCTTCTTTCATGTTGTTTCCTTGTTGTTGTATCTTGGCCAATGTGGGCAAGGCAGCTTCAATTCTCGCATCCAAGGTCTGTTCCACAAACAGGTTGCGTAGATTTTCTACCAGGGCTTCGGCTTCACCAACTTGGTCAGGAGCCCAGGATTCAAAGTATGCTTGATAGCCACGTGGGCTGCCAAGACGTTTCATTGTTTCTTGCAGATTGTAGTAGTATTCTCTGGCTGATTCTACCAACTGTTGAGTTACACCTTCAAACACACGACTTTGTTGTGCACGATTGAAACGACTCAACACAGCCATTTCACTCACAATCTCTGTGATATGATTGCCACGCACATCATATGGGCGTCCACCTTGACGTACATGTTCCAGCATGGCTCTGCCGGCTGCCAAACTGCGGAACGGTAACCGGAAACGTTCTTGATCTGCTGTTTCAATAAACAAACTTTCTACATAGCGATAACGTTTATCCGCTTCGCCCAAGGCGCGATTGTGACGGATTACCAGTCTGGCCTCGGTCTGTTCACCCATGTAACTCACACGGCGGTTGCCATAGTATCCCTCAAACAAACCTTCTTTGATGGCAGCAATGCCGGCCAAGGTATGTTTGAGTTGATTGATATCTTGTGGACTCCATGTGGCCGAATGACTGGCTGCTTTGTTGCTGAGTTCTTCTAAAAAACTGTACCACTCTTCTTTGTCTTCAGGTTCCATGCCACGGCCCAGGTTGTCACCGTAGAACAAACCTAGTTCATCGTCAGCAACAACAATCACCGCAGTGCCGTAGTTTTTACCCGAACCTGAAACATAGTCAAATTTCATAGTTTTGGCATCGCCGGCTTCAGAGGGCTGGCCTTGTTCATCAAAGTATTCTGGGTCAAAATTGCGTGTGACCAAGAAATCTGCTAGATCTTGAGGTAATGCTTCCATTGTCATAGTTGTGTATTTAGTGTGCCATGCTGACAATGAACGGCATGGGTTCTATAATGTTGTCGCCATGATCTTTCATCTGTGTGTCTAATTCTGCATGATAAGTCTGCAGCAACATCAGCATGCGCACAGCCAACAACGATCCCATTACAAGGTCATCAGTTTCTCCTGGTTTGGCAGCATAGCTGCCGCCGTGCGCCACAAATGTCTTGAGTTCTGAAATCAAGGGCTTGCTATTGAGTCGCATGCGGTTAGACTCCACAAGACTTTTGAACTTGCTACAGGCACTGAGTTTGGCTTTGTTCGTGGTGTTGAATCCCTTACGAAACTTTCGCGTGCTGCCTGTTACAGAATTATCGCTTAGAAAATAGCCTCGGATATTTTCTTCCCCGTATTCGTTGATGCTTATCAGCGCAGCTTCGCCAATGGTGTTGTTTTCTACCGAGTAGTATATTTTTTTGTCATCTTTTACAACATCATATAATTCGTTGACAATTTCTGCCAACAACTTCACTTGTGTGGGAATGTCTGTTCGATTGTGGCGCCATTCAGCCACTTGTTCTGTTGTATCTGCTTCAAACACCTGAATGGCAGCCGGATCACCGCCTGTGCCCAAGCTGGGGTCTAAGGCCACAATGTACATGCAATCTTTGTTGGGTTGTTTGTACCAACGCACCTGCCCTGATCTACGCTGGGGTTCCACACCCTCCAAGTCCAACAGTTTGGTAGGTGCTATTAGCGTTTCATCGTTAATAACAAATTCGCATTCCATTTCTCTACGGAAACGGTCTTCACCCAATTGTGCCAGTTGTTCGAGTCCCCACTTTTCATCTCGGTCAGGATGTTCACGCCAGTCGCTGCGAAATGCACGGAATCCATTGATGCCCAGTTCTGTGGTGTTGCCATGTTCGTCCTGGGTCTTGTTGGCACCTTTCCACAACAAGGCAAACTGATCTTCGTCCGAGTTGGGAGTTGATGTGATAATGGCCTTACCACCTGTGGCCAAGGTGGGTGAGATAGAAGTCCAAAACTCTCTAGCAATGGTGGGCCGCACAAACGCAAACTCGTCAGCGTACAGTAGTGATATTGACATACCCCGTCCAGTGGTCTCAGTTGTGGTCTGTGCAACAATGCGACTGCCGTTTTCAAATTCCAAACTGTTTTTGTTGTAGCTGGTGGCGCCAGCTCGTATGTGATTAGGACATAATTCGTAGGCATAGCGGACACGCTGCATGATTTCTTGTGCGCCGGTATACTTGTGTGCTGCCACCAAGATGGTTGAGTCAGGAATAAACATAGCATACCACAACAAATATCCGGCTGCTGATGTTGACTTACCTGTTTGTCGAGGCATAAGTGATATTGAATATCTGTAGCGGTGATATGTTTCAATCAGGCGCTTTTGGTAATCAAAAGGATGATACAACATTTTACCACGTGTGGGGTGTTGGATAAAAAAGAAATTATCCAAAAAATACAACGGACCCGTTGCAGGATCAGCACAGGCGGCGAACTCAACAAGTTCATTTTCGGTGTAAATCTCTTTACGGTGCGGTGCTTTTACCAACACTGTTTCTAAATTTTTACTTGGTGATGGTGCAATCATTTTATACTTTCTGCTAATTCAGGCCACAACTTTTGAAATTGGCCTTGAGCACTGGGATGGTAATTTGTTTCAATATCACTGATATGTTGTTTAAATTTCGTAACAATGTCTGGCTGAGCACTGACAATGGATGTGTATTTAATCAATGCTTGATCAAAGAACTGATGTTCTGCTGGTGTAGCAATGTTCATGGCGTAGAAGTGTTCAATCTCGGCTGCGGCCAATTGTGCCACAGCGGGGCCATGCAAAAATGGATCCAAGTATTCGGGTTGAAATAAGTTTTGCCATAACACTGTGGCTCCTGCTGATTCTACCCACTGTCTAAACTCGCACAATCTTGTGGCATTGTAGATGTTGTACACTGCATGCACACCGCCCCAATGGCCTTGTGATTGCATCAAGTGTTGTATGATTTTTAAATTTTCTTGAAGCATGTTCCAATTACCACCATAGCGCACATATTCAAAACAATCACCAATGTTGTCAAAACTCATGCTCCACCCCACACGCTTGCGTTTAGCAAGTTTTTGAAATATGTGATTGTTTGGCAAATCAACATTTAAATTGGTAATCAACGTGACAATGGCTGTATCGGGTATGACGTCTAACAATCTTTCGTTTTCTGGCAACAACAATGGTTCTCCACCCACAAGTGCAACTTCGTGTATGTGCTTGTAATGCTGTTCAATAAAATCACATACTTGTTGATAGTAAGGCCTTGCGCCAGATTTAAATGGTATATGTTTAATGCTGGCCCATTTACTGCTACACAGTTCTCCACAGTAGTTGCAACTCAGGTTACATGTAGTATTCCAACGCACATCCACTATCACAGGATAGTGATATTGATTGCCAGCGGTGGTATGATCAAAATCAGGATTGACACGGTTGTGCCAATGGCGTTCAGAATCTGCTCCAAGACGTTCGGCTTGAACACAGTTTGAGCAGTATTCATGCGGCTGTCCTTGAGATAGACTGCTGCGTATTTCTGCCATTTTATCTGAATTCAAAATCTGTTCAATTGACTGCGAATTAAGGTTGCCCAGCATGTTGGGGTTGCCAGCACAGCAGGTTTTGACATCGCCTCGGGGATTGATATGCAGGCCACGCCAGGGTGCCGCACAGTAGAAATCGCTCATGCAGTATTTAAGAATCTATGCTTGCCAAAAATAATAACTGCCCAATACCAAATACACAGTGGTCAAGGGCAGCCAGCCCCAGTGTGCCACAATCATGGCAAACAGCAAAGCCCAGGCAGCATGGTAAGCATGCAGGTGCCAGGGCATTAGTCAGAAGATTTGCACTTGGCTCGTTTGGCATTTGTGAGTGCACCATAGTCCACTGGCCACTCGCCACCCACAGGCAGTTCGCGCATGTTGGCAGGAAAGTGAAACTGCACACCTGCTAGATTCTGAATTGCAGATATGGCCACACGGGCCTTGGTCAGATCATTGCCTTGACCGCCTTCGTGTCGGAAATACCAACCAGCCGCTGCACCTGTGGCTTGGTTGACCACAATCTTGTAGAAACCTGTGGGCACAACAACCCCTGACCCAATTTTCTTGGCAGTGGCTGTGTCATATATGGCGCCAACATAGATGGTGTAGACCTGATTGGTCTGTACTGCCCAGCCACGCACTGAAGTTTCCAGCAGTTTCCAGATACCACGGTTCAGTCCGCCCAGTTGCGGATACATGTTGGTCATTAGGAATGATTCGTACTCTACTTGCTGATCCCATGATAGGTCACCATCAGGTGCTGCATGGCCTTTGTCGTAGCCTGTGCCAGCATAGTCATCGGGTGTGGCACCACCTAGCACTGATTGGTCAGCCACAAACGCATTGGTACGAGGCCAGCATCCCAAGGCATTGGGCGGTGTGAGTGTGTAACTCACATATACAGGAATTTTAGCAGCAGCATCATAGGCCACAAAATATGCTCTGCGGCAAATGGCAGTGGCAGACTTTGCTGTTTGTGCCCAACCCCAGGGTGAGTGCACTTGACAACGTGCTGGATCCAGCGGTGCGGTCTGTTGCCAGGCCATGGCCGATGATGCGGCAAATAACAAAGTTAAAAGTAATCGTTTCATATTAGTTTGTGAGTTCAGACCAACCAAATTTCCATATTAGGTCGGCATTGTTAGAATTATATCCGGCGCACAGTGTAAGTACGTCAGGAGTTCCATTTGCCGATCTGCTGAGTTGCAAACGGCGTGACACATCTTCGCTGATGCTAAATGTATCTCTACTGCTGGTCAAGCCAGCATACAACACTGTGCCATCACTGATTTGCACTGCACTGGTATTGGCTTGCACTATGCCAGTGCCCACGTTGGCAAAGGTTAATCCTGTGGCATTGCTGGCGTTGAGCACCAATTGAAATGATCCATACTGTACATCTGTCAACAGCAAATCAATCTGTGACGGTGTAACCACTGCATCAATGGTTGCGGGATTGAGTCTTATACTGGCAAGATTGGTATAAACATTGCCTGTGGAAATTCTAGTAGGCTGAATGCCACTGCTGACATAACTGATGCTGGTCAGCGGATTGTAGCCACCTTCACTGATCACTGTGCTACAGATCTGTTTCATGGTTCTGGCACCGGTGGTGGCAGCAGTATTGGTGATTTCGTATCTGGGGTTCAGTGTGGCAGTGGTCATGTACACTTTGGAGTTGCCAGTCTGGTTAGCATGCTGGAAAGTATGGCACACAATGAATTGGCCGTTGATGATAAATCCGGCTCGTACATTGCCCACGCCCAGCCACTCAATGTCTGCCCAAAAAATCTGTGTCAATGTGGGATCAAGATTGATGCCGGTTGGGTTGGGGTTGACACCTGTTTTTAGTGTATTGGTATTCCAACTGCTCTGTGCTATGCGTTCTTCGACCAGGCTACCCGAGGCACTGCTGCGGATAACCAAGTACAGTGTTTCTCCGTCGGCTTCAAAATACACGCCATTGTTAGTGGTAAAATAACCCACTCGCTGTCTACACCCTGCTGTGAGTGGTGCAAATGCAAATGTGTTCATGGTCAACAGACTCTTGCCTGGTTGATAGGCTTGTGTGGTACGGCATTGATTGATCACTGAAGAACCATTGGCAGCTGTTACTGCTAGGTTGAATGAACTTTCGGCTGCAACATAAGTCACGCTGCCGCTGTTGGCAGTGACATTGCTGAATTGTTGACCATCTACGTATAAATTTTGACTGTCAAACAGTGTGACAGGATTGCTCACACGCAGTCGACCAAATGCATCCAGGTTAGTGCCCGTGATGGCAACATTGGCATTGCCGCCACTGACAGTGACATTGCCCGACACTGACCAAGGTGAGGTACCTTGGGTAACATTGACATTGCCAATGATGCCCACATTGCCTGCTATGTTAGCAGTGCCTGTGACAGTGACTGCACCTGTGATGGGATTGACATTGACATTGCCCGTGATGCCAGCAATGTTGCCTGTAATTCCCACAATGTTGCCGGTTACTGATACAGGCAAATAAGTGTTTGATAGATCAACATTGCCCAAAGCACCTATGGCCACATTGCCCACTGTGACATTGCCAACTAACGCAGCGTTGGTGCGTACAAATACCTGGCCTGTGGCTGAATTCAGTTCCAAGGCCTGCGTGATGTTACGCAGATACCATGGTGCTACTTCTGTGGGTTCTGGGACGGCCATCTAAATATTCCTAAGTTAGATTATTTAGCGCAGTGTTGGCTTATCTAGGGTAGCCTGAAAATGGCTTGATGGGACTGACTGGTTGTCCACCAGGTGGTTCTTCACTGGCATTGCTGCCCACCGGACGTTTGCCGCCGGGTATGTCGGTCATGGCCAGTGCTCGATCTATCACAGGATCCACTGTGTTGTTGAATCCTGCAATCACAGCATTGGGACCAAGGCCACCATAGGCATGCCACTCAGGCAAATCTGCGCCGGCACCGCCAATGTCGGCTCTGGCACGAGCCAGGGCCACACCAAATCTATAACTCTTGTAGGCGTCATTGTTTCTTATGCCAGGCAACACAAATGTGTCATGCATGGGATAGGCATAGTTGGCCGGCAGCGGTGCTGTGTCAAACTTTTCGAGTTTGCTTTCTGACACAAATTCTCGGGCTCTCATCTGGGATACCCCATGAATGCCTGTACAGGACTGTCTCGATGCACAGCAGGATGTTCTTGACTGCGCAGGTCGCCATGATTCAAATCTTCATGATGGCTGCCTACAGCCTGATAGGCCTTTTTCAACATGTCTTGTTCTTGTTTGGTGTAAGGTGCTGCAACGTTGTTGCGACCTGCCCAAGATTCACCGTCGATTTCAGGTACAAATGTACCATCAGTTGAGGCCACAGCCATCATGATGCGATTGAGTTCGTAAGTACGGTCAGCAAACTGTGCATCTCTAAATTTGTTCAATCCCACTGTGGCTTGATCCAGGCGTTTGCTGATTTTACCAACCCGGGCTTCTGATACAAATTCTTGTGCTCGCACTTTTAGATTCCGTTGGAAGCAGCAGTAGCACTAGTGGCTGTGCCGATTGCGGTGGCAGTGAAGCCACCTGCACCAGTAAGGATATTCAGGTAGTTACCAGCACCCACATAGTACTGTGTGACAGTGTTGCCGGGCACTGCAATGGCGTTGGCGTACAAGCTACCTGGTTGACCCGAGGGCATGGTAGCATTGGCTGTGGCACCGTTCAATCCTGCATAAGTCAACTGCACAGCACTGACTTGAAATGTCACATTGCTGAGTGTGGTGGCAAACTCTACCTTGTCAGTGGTCCACAGTGTGTTACCAACAGCATTTACAACTTGAACAGCCATTATTGTTTGTCCTGATTTTGTTGCTGTACAGGCTGAAACAATTCACGAGCCTGATACATCACACCTGGGATTTCCACAGGTGTTTGTTTGACTTGAGGCACAGCGGGCGGCACGTACTCATTGGCACGACGCTGTGCTAGTTCTGCTGCCACTTCGCTGTAGGGTCTCATCATGTTGCTCATCCTTTGTATGCTCGCCATTGATTGGTCAATGTAAAGATGCTTTCATCAACTTTCTTTTCTTCTTTGTCTTTGAGAGCCTTGGTCATGGGTTCTTTCTTGTCGCCATCTTTGTCAAAGTCCAAGTAGTCAGGCTTTTTAGCTTCTCGGATGCCGGCTATTTCCCGCATACGTTGAATGCTTTCTTCATATTGCTTGTCATCGTCGCTGCCAAATTGTGCATTGACTTCATCAGGATCCATGTCAGAAATATCTGGGCTCATATCTGACCTCAATGCAGCATTGACTTCATCACGTGACATTGCAGCAACCTCTGGAGATATTGGTCCTAGATCGATGTGGTCTTCGCGTTGAATACCGGCCATTTCTTTCATTCTACGAATGCTTTCTTCGATGTCTTCTTCTTTGTCTTTGGCAGCGTCTTTCATGGATTCTTTTTTATTGCCATCTTTGTCTAGGTCCAAAAAGTCAGGCTTGGCTTCTGCCAATCCAGCCATTTCCATCATTCTGCGCAGGGCATCTTCGTCCTGTGTGTGAACTGCTGTGTTGGGTATGGTGGTCTGACCATCACCAGCAACGTCGGTCTTGGGCTTGTTCAAGCCACCTGCGTATTGTAGTGCATCACTAGAAGTTTCTGTGTTCGTGGGCCAATCAGGAGCATTTTCGTCCACTGCTTCTTGCACATCACCACAGCCGCAATCCATGCTGCCGCAGGTTTCGCAAGGCTCCGCACCGTGACCCGGCATGTCACCACCACCACCGCCCAGTCCTGCTGCTTTCAGCATCATGGCCAGTTTCATGGCATCTTCGTCTGTGGCAGTGATGGTCAAGCTCTTGCCACCTTCTGTTGAGTCGCTCATGTTCACGCTCATTGATTCGGCAATCATGTTTTCCAATTCACGATTCATGGAGTCATAAATGCCTTTGCCAAAATTTAAATCTCCAGATTTGGCTGGTTTAACTGACACTTTACCTTGATCAATTGTTGCACTGATTCTGCCAGTGCTAGACGAGGTTGATTTTGAGCCGTCGGCGTTGACAGTGGTTTTTAATTTACCGTCATCGCCTTCTTCAACATCTTTCTTTTTGCTTTTGGCTTTTTGAGGCAAGCCCTTGTGCTTGGTGGCAGCAAAGTCTTCAACATCTTTTGGCTTCATGGTTTTAGCAACTTTTTTCAGTTCTTTGCTGGCGCCCGGAATCTTTTCGCCTTTTTGCATGGCATGTGCCATGCCCATGAATTTTTGTTGCTGTTTGCTCACTGCTTTTTCAGCAATGGGTTCTTCACCGTCGTCGCTGGCTTGATTCTGCATGTAGTCGTCCACAGCAGTCATCATGCCTTCAATCTTGGCCAACTTGGCTTGCACCCATTCTGGCAAGTTGTCGTTGTCGCCTAGAACTTTTTGCAAGGCCTGTGCATGACGCACAATGGTCTTGATGTCGTCTTTGGCCATTTCGCCTTCTTGATCGTACTCACCTTGATCAGTGACATTCATGTCACCTTCTTTGGTCATCAACTTGGATTTTCTTTGGAATACCTTGGCTTTGCTGCTGACGTTTTTGGTGCCTTTGGGACGTCCACGTCCGCGTGGTGCTCCATCTGCATCAGTTTCATCATCAGCACCCACTGAGTGACCTTGATCATCTGTGCGGCGTGTGACCACACGGCCAGTGGCAGTGTGCTTGATGTCATGCTTGTGACCACGTTCAACTGAACCAACCTTGGGCTTGACTTCTCTAGGTGTGCTCATGTCAAATGCAGTGCCTTTAGATTTTTCTTCGTCCATCTCAGCATTGCGACCACGGCCACCGCCCACTGCTTTACGCATGGCTTCAGCGGCCACGTCGCCCAGCATTTCATCAACTTCTTTTTTGGCACCGGCAATTTTGTCAGCAAAAGTGATTTTGTTCTTGGGAGGTGCCAAGGCAGCAAATGAACGTTGTTTTGGTGTCATTGCTTTGTTGGCTTCTTTGACGCCTTCAGGATCACCACTGGGCGGTTTTACTCGGCCTTTGGGATCGGCTTGAAACGTGCCACCTTTGATGGTGCCACGAGCACTGCCGGGTTTTTCTGTGTCAGGCACCAAGGGTTTGTAATCTTTTCCAAAGCCTGGTGATGCTTGCTTGACTGGACCGCCGCTTTCTTCCATGGATTCGTCGTACCTGTCAAACTTGTCGCGGATTTTTTGTTTTTTTGCTTCACTGTCACCACGGCGGCCAGCGTCTTGCAAAGCCCTCATGCCTGGCTCGCCATATTTCTTTTTGCCAATGGCTGCTTGAAATGCAGACTCTTCTACGTCTGCTTCTTTGACTGGAGCAGGATAGCGTTTGGCCAGACGTTGTGTTTCATCAGGCCTGGGACCATATGCAGGATCAGGCATGTCATAGCCCAGTTTGTCTTTGATCTTGTTGATCACCCCTGGTGCTGTTCTGTTTACATACTTCATCTGACCTTGAGCATCTAGCTGACTGGCACCAATCTCTGCTTGATTACCGCGAGTATCTGGACCCATTGTTGTGTTAACTTTCTCTTTGTTCCATGCGGCTATGTGTGGGTCGCGGTCAAGTTCACGTCCCTTGTCAAGATTTGGAGTCTTGTAATTTAGAGTATCTGGACTGAAAGAATACTCTGGGCCTGGTAGATTTTTGTTAGGACCTGAACGACCTGGACCAAAATCTTGATCTCTTTCTTCCAACTTGCCTTGAGCTTTTAATTTGTTGCGCACAGCACCAGCCACACGTTCACCAGCAGCCTTGCTGCCATAACGCTCGCCAGCATCCTTGGCAATCTTGGCAAAGTTTTTGCCTGGCTTGCCTTCGTCACGTTCATTCAATTGCTTGTGTGTGAGTTCAGGCTTCTCACGGATGCTGTCTAGTTTTTTGTTCAAATCATAAAAAAATGTCATTGTATTATCCTCGGGGTTGGGCGCCAGTGGCTGGCTTGGGTGGACGCTTGACGTTGGTCATGGGGCTCTTGTTGCCCTGTTCAATGTCATTGGTGGTTTTGGCAGGAGGTGTCTTGCCACCAGCCACGGTGAAGTCTGTACGGTATGCGTTTTTCAACACAGCATGGTCATAAGGACCAGTTGCATAGTCTTTCTTCAAGGCCTTCTGCTCGGTATCGGGTGCAGGGTAATCTGTGTCACCCAACAGGTCTTTGTTTTCGCTGTCAATGCGTTCGTATTCGTCCACAAGGCCATCCACGTGTGGTGTGGTCTGCATGACAACATGATTGGGGTCAAAGCCCATGAGCTGGCACAGTTGTTTGATCTGTGGCTCAATGGCGGGATAACGGAAACTCACGTCAAACATTGTGACTGAGTCGTTTTTGTGATTGGGAAAGTCAGTGGGAATGACCTGTATGGGGGTGGTTTTTGGGTCACCCATTTTTACAGGATCAAATTGATCCAGTTTTTTCTTCAACTGTGAAATCAAATCGCCAGACGGTTTGCCCAGCATTTTGATACGATAGTTGTAGGTACGTTCGCTTTCGGCTAGGTAATGTGCAAATGGTTTCATATCAGGTTCCTGTTGAATATTTATTCTTTTTTGTCATTTTGATCTTTACGCAGCAATCGCTCTAGCAAATCATTGCGACTCAGCACCATGCCTTGTGCTGTTTGCATGGCTTCGCTGGTACCGGCTTCGGCGGCCTTGGCATCCAATGCTTGTTGCTGTTGATCCAGTCGCATCTTTTTCATCTGCAGATCAATCATTTTGAGTTTTTTGTCTAGTTTGGCTGTTTTGGCGGTGATAGCATGTCCCAACATGTTTGACGCCACTGAAAATATTTCGCTGGCAAATCTTGAATCTACCTGCATGCCCAAGGTCATCAACTCGTCATAACTACTGGTGGCCATTTTGGCCAATTCGTCCATTTCTTGATCAGTGCTTTCCAAGCCACGCACACCAGGCAATGCAGCATCCACTTTGTCTATGGTGTCGTCTAGGGTTTGTAGTTGTGTGCGAAAATCTTCTGCGGATGACGCAGGGATTACAGGTTCTTCGAGCACAGTATCCGAGGGAGGCAAATCAAACAAAGATTCAAGTTTACGGGTCATGCCCTATTTATGGATCAAGCACGACCATTGTGAAACATATCATTCTCGGTGATAACTCTGAAACTCAGGCCGTTTTTTCTAGCCCATTTGGTGGCCGCGTCCCATTTGCTGTAGTTGATGGCTACCACAGCACGGTCTCTGCTGTTCATTTTTGACTCAATCACGCTTTGACTTTTGGGTTTGATTTCAATCAACTCGGCTCGCACAGTGTTGTCTCTGCTGCGATAAGTGATCAAAAAATCTGGGATATACTGTGTCATCTTGCCAGTAATGGGATGACGATAGGGGATAGCAATACTTTCGCTGGCCCATTGCAACACATGATCGTTGGTATCGCAAAACTTCATAAAACTAAGTTCCCAACCCGAACGGTAACGTGGTGTACCATTGCCCACGTACTTTTCAGGATTGAGTATCACATAGTTACCCTGTGCCCAGCGACTCATAGCAAAACGTTTCTGGCCTGATAGAAGTTTGGAACCACTGCCACACCCACGCCAAGCAACGTGGCGGCACTGCGAATAGCATTGAGATAGTAGGCCAGGCTGGCGCTGAGACTGACCCCATTATTACCTTTGAATTCGTCCAACAAAGTCAAGGGACTGATGCCAGTGGTTTCTGCTACTCTAAACAAGCTCACAGTGAAGTTGCCAGCAGCCTGGCGAGTACTCATCACGCTTAAAAAATAACTGTACACAATATCATACTCTGCTGCAGGAACATTTGTATCGTAAGCATAGAATTGATCAAATACTCTTACTGTTAGATCTACATTGGGGTTGGTATAATTTACTGTGCTCATCGTCTTAGTAACCTATTGGTCTCAGCCTGAGTTTGATTTGGACCTGTGTTGTTTCTGCTAAATGTTTGAGTGGGAAATATCCAACCGTCGGCTTTGTTGGCCACTAGTCTGGTGGCCGCAGGTAGACCTTGCTTCAAGGTTTCTGTGCCCAGCGCCACTGCCTCACTCTTGGCAATGGCTGCAAGATTTTTGCCTTTGAATGTTCTGTTCAGGCGTGCAGCTTTTTGCGCAGCACCAATAAGGCCCAACACACTTCCACTTTGCAAATCACCGATGATGCCAGCACCTGTTTCCAACAAACCACCTTGTCCAAACACTGTGGCATTAGAACCTGGTCTAGCAATGGGGCTAAGAGTTTTGTCATAGTGTGCATCTGTAGCAAATCCTTGCACATTGGGATCGCCGCCTGCTTGTGATCGACCCACTGCACCTGTGTAATATTTTACAGTTTCATATGCAATACTCATGGTATTTTGCATTGTGCCAGCACCTTCAGCATAATTGTATTGATCATGGCTCCAACTGGTAATCAATGGGTTGATCAACACATACTCCGCAAATTTGCGTTGGTCCAGGCCATAAATTCTTATGTCTCTAAAAAATGCAGGCTTACCTCCAGCTGCACCAGCAGTGGATCCGTCATTGAATGCTTCACCAATATATCCCCAGTCATTGACATTGCCCACACGTTGGTTAGCATAGATGTCTCTGGCATTGTATCCAAAACCTGCTTGACGTTGAGCATCAAACCCGTTGCTGCCATTGGTATTATTAGGATCAAGATATCTCTGTGAAGAATCTTTGTAGTAATAATTCATGTAGTAATACCACATCTTGCGGATTAAGTCGCCACTGGTGTCATGAAATGTTACGTTAATTGGCTCATAGTTGAGTTTTTTCTGTATGATTCTTTTGCGATTGTATTGATTCAGCGTTTCTGTTTCAATATTGTACTTTGGCAAGTCGATGGTCTTTACCGCCAAACTCAGATTAGTAATATCATCATTGGCAAACGCACCTCGCAAAAACGGAACCTCTGCCAAGTTAAGTGTAAAACTAACATGGAAGAGGAATTTGTATCTGGGTTTGAGTTCGTAGGCGTTGGTGGTAAATGTTCTGCTTGCGTGTTGGTAGTCACGCAAGATGTTGTTGCCCAAAAAACCACTTTTTAAATTTCCGCCAAAATTTGGATCTATACCTTTTAAAAAGTCTTGTCCAAAAAATGCCATGATTAGATACCTGCGCCGGTTACCACATCACCTAAAGTTCTACCAATTTCTGTACCAACTCCAGTACCTTCAGGTGTTTGGTTGGCGTTGTCGTAAACAATGCTCATGGTAATTGACACAGGGGCATTTTCACTGTAGTTTAATGCACCGTAGTCGGCACCAGCAAGATAACAGCCGTACAACTCCCAAGTCTCCAGTACCACTGGCTCATTGGCTCCATTGCCACCATCAAGAATTTCCACTTTGGTTGTAAACTTGTAATCAATGCCAGAAGCAGCACTACTCATTTCCAAGAAGTCCATTTGCTTTTGCAGTTGTTCGCCAACCAGCTTGCTGACAGCGCCAGACGCATCATCTCGAATTTCGCAAGAAGTAGGTGCCCATGAGTGCTTGCCAGCCAAGTTCAATTTTGAATTGTAGATGGGTATTTCTATGTTTTCAAATGTCAAGTTGGGTCTAGCAAAACTTACAACTTGTTTGGTTAATTCTGTTCTTGGTGTGCTCACACCAAAGTTTTCAAACATCACTCTAAAGCGATATTTGAGTTTGGGCATCAACAGGCCTTGTGTTGGCGAACTTTGATCGCTGGCCAAGGGTACTGTCATTCTCTGTAATGATGAAACTGCCATTTGTTATTTCTCCTGTTGTGTTTATTTACCTGATGTGGAGGCCCTGGTTAGAGCCCCCAGTTTCATCATGCTGCTGCACTTCCGCCTGAAATTTCACCAGTGTTCTTGATACGCAACGGAATGTAGATAAACTCCACTGCTTTCACTGGTTCAATAGCAACGTCCACCCACAACTCATTACGGTCAATACGTGCAGGAGTGTTGTTGCTCAAATCGCAAACCACCAAGTAGTCATAGATAGCACGTTTGGCAATCAAGTCAATCATCAAACTGTTAACAGTGTTAGTGATTTCGTTACGTGTGATTTGATCATTGGGTTCAAACAAGTACAGTTTGCCAATTTCTTCTAGACGTCCGCGCAAGAAACAAATCAATCTGGCAACATTGATACGGTCCAATGCTGTGGTTGCCCCTTGACGAGTTTTATTACCAAAGTTGGTGATACCAATGCCAGGAATAAATGTAATGGGGTTGATGTTTCTCAAGTACAGCACATCACGTAAGCCTTGGCTCACAGCCAGCTGCTGAAACTCGCCTGTGGCAGCATCAATATAACCAATTGCAGTTGCATTGTCAATGACACCGCGGCGTGTACCAGCAGGTGCCAACCATGGATAGCTCACTGCATCACTACGCAGAATTGTACGCATCATCATATGGCTTGGCGGTGCAACCACTGTGTTGCCTGACAAGTCTGTGGTCTGGCAACTGGGATAGAACACAGCAGCGTAGGCACCCGGAGCTCCACCCACTGTCAATCCATCTTCTGTGGGAACCCCAAGACCATTGTTGTTGGTAGCATAAGTCTCAAGGTCTGTGCCGTTGCCAGCCAGTCGCATGGGAGTGTCGCCCACGCAGAACAAGGTGTTGGCACGTTCGTTGCTGAGCGCCACAAGATTGGTTAACAGTTCAGGGTAGGCAGGAGCAGCAATCAAGTTGAATTGATTTTGTTCTTCTCTTGCTGCCAAACTGGTGTCAATGCCTGACTTCATGGCCTTAACAATCATATGACGTTGTGCTTGACGTCCAGCGTACATTGAGCCGTTGGCCTTGTTGCCCGATGCTGTGACCCAGGTATAGCTGTATTGAGGCAAGTTGTTGTTGTTGGTGGGCTGTGCAGGATTGTATGCCCCAGCATCAGGATACTTGCTTGATGTGAAGTAGTTGGTGGTAAATGCCTTGACATTGTAACCCGATCTACGTGTGTTAAACAACAGCATGCCTTGGGGATACAGTGCAGGATCAGGAGCATCCAAATCCAAGTGATTGCTAGTCAACAAACTTTCGATTGTGGGAAAGGGATCAGTTACAGGATTGGTCGCACCGCTGGTGCTCCAACGTGCGTCGGCAAACAAAATGCCGTTTGAACTGACCTGGTCAGTGATGTCTATGGCCACCCATTGTGCAGTGCCGCTGACCTGCTCCCAACGATATAGTTTGGGATAGTTTTCCAAGTCACTGGTGTCAATCCACAAGTCACCATATTGCAACGGGCTTTCGGCGGCATCATTTTGTGTCATTGGTTCAGTGGCAGCCACTATAGGACCAGATGCATTGGTCAGGCTCAAATCAAAACCACGTGTGTCATTGGTGACATTTTGATAACCTTGCCATGTTCCGTTGTCTTGAATCATGATATCAACATCATCCACGCTGCTGTAATACCACAAACGACCATTGGCAGGATTTTGATCTGGTGCAA